GTAATGGTGTCGCCATTAGATGGTGTGAAATCAGTCGTATCGAGATGCACACCATTTAGATATACATCCACATCATTGCCGCTAAAAGCCAAGATAGCGCCCGCGTTGTCCGCGCCAGTAAATGCTGTCTGGCTTGCGGTAGCCACATACTTGAACAACTGCATAGCATAGCTTGTAGGCTGGTCTACAGCGCGCCCAAAGAACCTTACAGTAATCACATCCCCGTTAGCAGGCGCGGCAGAGAATGTAAGTGTGTTGCCTTGCGCTGTGTAAGCGGCGGATAACCCCGGCTCCTGAACCACGTTACCAATAGTCACAAGTAACGCCTCGCCACTCACAATAGACTGAGCAAGGGTAAACGCAGTGGCGCTCCCATTTCCAGTAAAAGTCTGAAAGGTTATGTCGCCTACATTTGGGTCAATGCCTATGTATGCCATTAGTCAGCGTCCTCTATTGTAAGCGTACCAGCTTCTACCTGACGCATGATTTCTGCGTAGTGTCGGTTGGCTGGGTCAAGGGGTATAGATACAACTTTTCCATTACAAGTTGTGTTTATGCAGACATTCTCTGTATCTTCAATATTTCTTCCATATACGGGGTTTTCAAAAATCATACCATCCATGTCTACAACTCCGCATCTAAATCTATATAATTAGTGTTGTTATACAATTGCCATAGCCTATGCGTATTCAAACCACTAAAGTTTTGAAGTCGAATAGGATAATATCTATTTGAAAAATCATTGTTCCCAGAGTGTTGAAAAGATATATTTGCACTACTTTGAGTTTTACTAGTATTTCCATAATCAGTAACTTGTAAAGCACCGCTTGAACCGACTGTTGCTGATGCTCTCATTGCAGTTGCGGCTTGATATACACCAAGAACTTGCGTTGTTTGTGTTCCAGAAGATGTTTGCAGGGCTTTAAGCTGTTGATAATACCTTTCACATTTTTTTAACTCATCGCCAAAACTACGGTGTTCAAACGGCGTGGCTGTGTCGCCGACCTCAAGCTGACAGCCCGATAGAAACCAAGTGTCGTTTGTGGTGTTGATGTCAACAGTCTGTCCATTTGCATAACGTGCGTTTGCTACACTGCCCCAAGTTGTTGAAGTCGTACCCTTATAGTCTGAACCCGCAAGCAAAATAAACTCAATGTTAAGGCCACGACCATTGTTATCGTCTATTGCGCCAGCAGTGTCGCCGGGAATAGTGAGTGTTTTGTATTCCCAAGTGTCTGCCGCACTAATTGTGTAAGTGCGTGTAATATTTCTTGGCCCACCGTCATCTTGATAAAAGTGAACTACATATGTGCCAGTCACGTTTGAACGGACATAAAAAGAAAGAGTAAGAGATTGTGCGCTACTGGAGCCGTACTGAAGATGCTGAAGGTTTTGTGCTTCAATGCCCTGAAACACTCGACACAAATCATCGCTGGCTAGAGTGCCGCCACTCGTAGTTGTGACCTTTAAGGAGTTTGAAAAGCCATCTGGTGAGGTTGAAGATTGTTCCACACTCATAGTGTAGGGTGGAGTTGCAGTTTCAGCCCACTTCCAACGGTCAAGTGTATACTGATTATTGCCATTAGACAGACCAGTAAAAGACGTACCCCGCTGTGCCACCTGCATAGCACCATTGATGATGAGGTTTCTCACCCCATGAATAGCGGTGTCTTCGATGCTACTGTTTTCAATCTTACTAATTGGCATCTATTCAGACTCTTCTGCTTGTCTATCGCTAGCAGTTTGCACTACCCCCAACTCAAAAGCCTGTGCAATCTGAGCATCCTTGCCAGTTGCAATAGCAATTTCGTTTGCGTTGCAGTGTGCCACTAGCGCCATCACTATTTCATCGCCAGCTATGCGGGCGCGGTTTGTTACGGCATTATCAGCCCAGTCTTGGGGGCTAAGTGTCGCGTACTCCATGCACTTTAGTTCAGCGTCTGTAACAATAACTGTTATATGTGGCATTTGATTACTCCTGTTCAGCCAATTAAATATCCACAAAAGTGAGTTGGGTGTTCAGTGCCGCCTTTATTAAGATTCAAACTACTAGTTGTTGCGGCATTATTTCCTGAGTTTTGATTGACCCAAACCTCAACATAATCATTTGCGCTTAAAGAAATGATAACAGTAGATGAAACACCAGCATCATTAACGTTTTGTTGATTTTGACCTTCCCCAGCCCGACCAACACCATTTACTGTAAACAACATATCAAAACGCATTTCATTCGACCCTGCTAAAGGAGCGCGAACAGCAGACTTAAAAAGGTAAATTCCATTAACAGGGGCAGTAAATCTGCTATTTCCCGTTGTATAATTAGAACCAATGTCAAACACCTGAGTGGTAAAAGTTAATTTAGTGTCCGTACTGTTATTTATGGTTGTGCCACTACCAGCTGCAAAGAAGCTAGGCTGGTTCGGCGTTGTGACACGGCCTGAACCGTCTACAGTCATCCGTGTTGTGCCACCAGTGGTTCTGAAAACTAACCCACCACCAACACTATTACTGTCTGCATCAATGTAAATATTACCAGTTCCGCCCTCTTGGATAATCTGACCAACCTGATTTCCATTTTGTTTAAACGCTATACCGCCATAGTTTGAGGATTTATCTAAAGTCATTCTATGTGATGTACTTGGCGATGAAGTGCCTATTCCCACACTATTGTTAGTGCTGTCTACATACAGCGTATCAGTGTCTACAGTTAAATCGCCTGTAAACGTAGCAGTGGTGGCGGCAAGCGCGCTATTAGGGTCAATCTCTAACCGTGTTGTAACCTCTGCCAGCCCACGATAAACCACATATACATTGTTTGTCCCAGCGGAGGGCGCGGCATCAAATGTCAGTGTTGAGCCTGTAGCTGTGTAAGACTTACCAGCACCCGGCTCCTGCTGAATGTTATTAACAAACACCTCAAGGTCTTCGGATACATTGACAAGTCGGTTCAGCGTAAACACCGTCTGTGAACCAGTACCATTAAAATACTGGCTAGTCGGGCTTGCTAGTGTCTGTGACGGCTCATTACCTATATAAGACATGCCTACTCCTATATCGCCAGCATTCCAGAACCACGAATAGACGTATTGTTCTGGACATGAACGGCGTTTAGCTGGTTTACAGCGCCATTTCCGTTCATTGCAAATATCCTTAAAGTAGCGTCATTAGGCTCTACTTGTGCCCAATACGGACGCTCACCTTCAAAGTCTTGACCATTAACAGTTCCGTTAAGCCCCACGTTTATAATTTGATACAAACTACTGGTGTTTCTTGGTGTGAAACCTAAGTTAGCCAAACCTACTCTACAGTCTCCTGACGCAGACCCTTTAGAGCCAATATGTAAAAAGAAATTAAAGTACACGAATGAACCTATTTTCTGATATGTACCAACTGCCGCAGACAATGTGTGACCACCGTTACCACCTGTAAAAGAAAGTATTGGCGTCCAAGTTCCCTCAGTAATAATCCCTGTTAAGGCAGAACCATCAATCGCTGGAAGCGCACCTGTTAGTTTGCTTGCCGCTACTGTGTCAATCTTGGCGTTAGTCACAGAAGAAGTGTCAAGTTTAGCTGACGTTACAGAAGAAGTTTTAAGTTGATTTGTGTCAACAGTAGACAGCGCCATTATGTAATCTCCAGTACAGACAGCGTAACGTCTGCCGCTGATGCTTGACTTGCGGTCACTTTCAATACATCCGATGCGTTCATTACAATCTTCTGGTCGCCTCCACAGGCCACCAAAGAAGAGCCAACTGGCACAATTGCGCTTTTCACAATATATACATTGTCACCATCAGCGTTCTCCAATTGAACATCTACGGTGATAGACACTGTCAATATGTTGGAAACATTTAGTCCGATAATAGTTGTCTCTGTTGAGGCGGGGCAAGTATATATAGTCGCTGGGCTTGTCCCTACCGCAGTATCTGTAAATGTCTTAAATGCGTTTGCCATCTCTTACCCCAATGCAATTGCAAATGCCAAGCTGTTGTCGGTGAAGTTCACCGGAGTACCACTGGCATCATTGAAAATTATCTTTTCTGCTGGCATTGTGCAGAAGATTGTTCGGGTGCCTGCGCCCCAGTTAATTTTAGCGTCTCCAAATGTGAGTGCGGCATCATCGGCAAGAGTTACAGCCGTATCAAGAACGATAGCGCTCTGACTTGTAACGGTAGACACTGTAACCACCCCACTAATGCCCGTGCCTCGCACTCGCATGCCAACAGCAACTGTTCCGCTGTTCCCATCCAGTGCAACGCTCGTAGAGGCCGACACAGCGCCGTTAACGTCTGCGGAGGCTGTAGGCCCACTACTCTCCAGCACAGAGTCCCTAGAGAGCGTTGTGCCTGATGCAGTGTACGTTCCGACCCCGACCTCAAAGTCCGTGCCATCGGTGCAGGAATAATAAGTGGTGTTACTATTTCCTATTACGCCGAATGAGTCAAAACCAGTAAGAGCGCCAGCAAGAGTTAACGTGCCAGTACCCGTAGTGGTTGTTGTCTCTTTAACACGGTCTTTGATTACGAGTGCCATTTTGTACTATAGTACCTTTACTTCAACTCAATGCTCAGATTACTTCCGTTAATCCGGAAGATATCACCTGATGCAATTGTCTTTGATACATCTAGCGTTCCTATAAACAGAACGTTAGAGCCATCAAACTTTAGCTTTGAATTATCTGAAAGCGTTACCGCAGTATCCAGAACAATGCTTGTTTGACTATTAACGGTAGCAACAGTAACAATTCCTGTGATTCCAGTTCCAGTAACCACATCACCTACAGCAACTGTACCCACATTATTATCTAGGGTTACTGCTGTTGAAGAGGACACATTTCCGTTAACTAGAGCGGTTGCAAAAGGCTTGTCCGCTACAAACGCATGTGTGACTGTATAACTTGAAATGCCGCTTGATGGAGAGAACTCAATGTTATTGTCGTTGATTACTCTCTGAGCGTCAGAAATTACCGTTGTCGAGGCCGCATGCGAAGTAGCAGTCGTTCCGTCTTGAGCGCGCGAACATCCAGTGAGTATGCTTGTTCCTGTAAAGGTCAAAGCAGTGTTATCTGAAATGGTAATAGCAGTATCCAGAACCAAAGCTGTTTGGGATGTAACGGTAGCCACACGAACAGTTCCGGTAATTCCCGTACCGCTTACGACCATACCCTTAGAAATTGTCCCGCTATTGCCGTCTACTGACAAAGACGTTGAAGAGCTTACAGCGCCATTGGCGTCCGCTGTTGCCGTTCCATCCTTACCTGTGTAGTCAATAATCTCGTTACCAACCTCAATTGTTCCGGCTGACGGAAATGCCTCTGCGTCAGTTAGGGCAAGTTCTGTATCAGATGCGGTTGCGTTTACAGCCACAGTGGTTACAGACTGTTTCCAGTTTGCCGCCGTTACTTGTTGACGTGTATAGTCAGCGTCTTCTGCAATGACACTAACCTCCGTTAGACTGCCTGATTCAGCATTAGCGATTGCTGTAGCTAAACCCACATAAATGCTGTTGCCCGGCGAGGCAAAGGAAAGTGAATCATTCTTGAAGATGTAGTCAAGAACGCGCCTTTCCAGATATGTGGTTGCCGCATTTGATGTTGCCATCTTTTACTCCTTATGTGCGCGGTCTAGTGGGAAGACCCATTCTATATGCATCATCGTTTTCCCTTGCTTCTGCAAGGTCTTTAAGTCGGGACAGGCTTTCTTGGAAACGCCCCTCATACATGGAGATTACGTCCTGCTCGCCCTTCATATAAATATACGCTTCTATAAGGGAACCGTACAGTAGGGCATTAGGAGCGTTACTGCTCAACCATGTATATTCTGTATTAGCGCCAGCGGTTAGGCTTGCTGGCCTGTAATAGTAATGTAGCTCGACTGCATATGCTTGGTCGGGCGTTGGTGCCAATATAAAATTGGCCTGAACGTTTCCAGAGCCTACAGTAGCTGTAGCGTCAAAGAACCCATAATACTTAGGGGTTCCCGTTGTTGTCCTATCAGGATACGCTTCTCTTAGAAAATTAACGTCCTTTTCCAGAAGAAAGCCTTCCTTACCGGAGTCTTTAATAAACAAAGAAAACGGCGCCAAGAAGTCTGATGGTGTGGATAGGTACTCATCGTTAATTGACATCGCAGATGTGGCGTTCTTGCGAAAGTTTTCCAAATCAACATTAACAAGTATGCGGTCCTCTGCGGCGCGTATAAACACAGGGAGATTTGTCACAAACCCCGCTTCGTTGTTCTCAGTAAAGTCTTCTATGGCCTGCTTTAGCTCGCCGTATGTGTAAGCCATTTATACCTCTACGCCACGGGTGTTACTGGTCCAGCACTAGCAAGACCACCGCCACCATCTAAATTGCCTACAGACGCCGTATCTGTGACGGTGACTGTATATGTATCGGCACTTACTTTTGTAATGCTGTAGCCTGTCGAAAGCTCCATTACAGCTTTAGTAATGCCGTCAAAGTTATCTACTCCACGGAACCGAACCGTATCGCCTGTATCACGACCATGGTTTGTTTCGGTTATAGTAACAACACCGGAGCCTTGAGCGCCTGTGCTGAATGGATTGTTGCCAAGCATTGAAATAGCAACTGGTTCTGTTCTGTCTGGCCTTGCATTCATGACAGACTGAGGGTCATTAATTCTCATGCGACCCAAATAGTTTTGAGGGTGGTCTGGGTCAGCAACATCCTTGCCAACCCTAAGACCAGTCTTAACGCCATTATTCATCTCATTGACAAGGTCGTTCAGCCTGTAGCGGAATCCTGTCTTGTCACAGATGCCATAGGCATATTTCCCTCTAGCAAAAGCCATTAACCAGACCTACCGTAACGCTTTCCTTTAGTCGCGGCGCCGCCGCCTCGGCATGAGCCGCCAGACTTGTACCCAGTTACTTTTTTCATGGAGCCGCCAGACTTTTTGCCAAACAACTTAGAAAGAAAACCGGACTTCTTGCCTGCGGCTTTATCTTCTGCCCTCTTCTTTCTTGCTCTGTCCAACATCGCCTGATTGCCTGACTTCTTTTCTTTGGTGGCCTTGGCTAACTTAGGAGTTGGTGAAGTTTGAGCGCCTGATTTAGCTTCGTTGCGAATCGCCCTAGTCACAGTGCGTTGCTTGTTCTTGTCCTTAGACGCCATCATATTCATTTGAGTTTGAGACATACGGGCGTATGGGTTCTTAGTTTTTGTATTACCCGGAACACTTTTCGCTTTAGGCAATTTAATTTTTTGACCCATACGAATCATGTTCGCATTTTTAATGCTTGGGTTTGCCGCAAGAAGCGCCTGTATAGACGTATTGTTTTGCTTTGCAATCTGAGACAATGTTTTAGCTGTGCCGTCTTTTCCGACACTTACGCTTCCGCCTTTTGCCATTTTACCTACTCCATCTGCGGCAAAGAACGGAACTTTCTTCCCGCCTTTTTTAACCATTTTTAGTTTGCCGCCGCCCGCCTTACGATTTACACCGCGCGGGTCGCCAGTAGTGCGTTCTGCATTCATTGGATGCTTTGGGTTAGCAAGACGAGGCTTCCTCTTAGGAAGAGGCATTTTCTTTTTAGGCTTACCAGTCTTTGGGTCTAGTTCTTTAATTCTAATGGGCATATTAGCCTCCTAGATAAAACGTGTCATATGGCACGAACTTCATTGATGATGAGTCGGTGTCTTCACCCGCCGCCAGTTCAAACTGGAACTCATACTCTTGCTTTAGTGGTGCCACACGAGCGGCCACTTCGGGTTTCTTCATGGCTATGTAGTAAGCCAATCCAGCCGCCAGACATGGTACAAATCTAGGCGGAACATCCGCAGTCGTTCCTACCCCAGACGAGACGCCAGAGATTCCACGAAGGCGGAAATACGATAAAGTGTATGTGCTAACATCCGGCACAGGCCAGAGCGTAACGTTGACAGCCGTTGCTTGACGGTCGATAAAAATTTGAGAGGGCCGACCCTCAGTGTTTTTAGAAGACTGCTGTGCATACGTTGAAACGCTGACGCGCTCCAGATTCGTGTCCACCTGATTCGTACCAGTCCCCGTTCTAATTTGGTGTTCAATGAGGTCAATAGTGTCAGCAGGCATTGAATAAGTTGCTGTACCAGCCGTAAGAGCTTGTGTGCCGCTGTCGATAGTCCAGAGATTAAGGCCACGGTTTTGCCACTCCAATGTTAAAAGGTTTAGACTGCGCCGCGCAGTTTTTAGGTCATACCCGGTCCGCATTTGAAGCCCAGCGCGCTCAAACGCCTCTTCAAATATCTCCGGCAAATCAGGTGTAACTACAGCCATTATTTGACCTTCCTATGCGGCTTTACTTTAGCTCGTATTTTTTTGGGCTGTTTGGCAAATTGCTTACCAGCCTTAGTTGCTTTTCTCTTAGCACGGGTTGTAGCCGCGTACTCCTTCGCTGATAGGGACTTAATGGCGCTCGAAGGTAAATATCTTTCCCCGGTTGCTTTCGGACCTTGTGTCGATGGCTTGCCACTTTTGGTCCTCCATTTTTGTTTAGTCCAAGATTTCAGACTTTTTTGTGACTTTTTCAACGGCATAACTTATCCCCTTGTTGCAAAGTATAACATACCTATGATAGCCAGCACCATCACCCCAAGAACCGCCAAGCCTGCGGCCCCTTGTTTCATGTTATCTTCAAACTGACGGCGCTTTGCCAACTCTGCTTTTCTCTTCTCGGCTTCAGCTTCCTTCGCCTCTCTTAATCTTCTAGCTCTTTCGTCTACAATCCCCCTCCAAGTGCCAGCGCCAAAGCGAAGGTCAACCATTTGGGCTATTTCATACATCTGTTCTTTTGCAAGTTTTGCATTTATAATTTCACTTGCGACTGACTTTACGCCAAATTGCTCGCCTAGACCAACGCCAGACTTTTTATTTCTCTCTTGCTGTACCTGACTTTCGCCTTCAAATAACTTATCAATAAAGCCAGCTATTTCACCTACATCATTTGCTGTACCTATGGCGCCCTTTATTCCGTCTACAGCGGCCTTGAAAAGGCTAATTCCCGCAAGCGTCTCAGCAATCATTTTAATACACCTTAGTATTCTGGGGGTTAACTAATTTTGGTATGCAGTAAGCTGTAGTCCTGTCTCTTGGGTCTACATAACTTAAATGTGAATAGTTCCCGTATTTCTTGGCTAATCGGCCCGCAAAGTAGTTGCAGTCATCAACTGACCTGAAATACATATCCCCACTAACTAATTGTCTCGAATCTCCTGTCCCCAGATAAACTAAAAGCAAAAATACATGAATCATTAATCCTTGTAGCCGCCGCCAGCTTTTTTATAAGCTGAAGCAAGCATTTGAGCCTTTCTCGCACTCCACTGGCCCGGAGCGCCGCCCTTGCCGCCCGCTTTAATCCTATTAAACAAATTCTTTCTCATGGTTGGCTTCGTGTAATTGCCAGCCTTATTTACTGTAGACTTTGTTTTGCCACCAGAAGACATAGAAAGGGTCTTGCCCTTTCTTGAGTAAGACCCCTTGCCCTTCTTTGGCTTTACCACCTTTGGCTTTAGAGACGGACTAGATAAGCTCTTGGCAACAGGATTGCCGCCCTTCTTCATAGCAATGGGTTTTTTGCGCTGACCGCACATCATTTTTGCCGCTCGCATGATACCTCTCCTTGACAACAATCATCTATAACTTGGTCACATTCCAAACACTGCTCATGACCATGGACATATACAGTTCTTAGCCTTGTCCCACACCTTGGGCATCTAGGCCTTGCGATTAACTTTTCCTGCGGTCTTTGTTCTTTTGTAAGACCTGTTTTTTGAAGCGGAGACAACTTTAAGATTCGACTTTCTATTATCTTTTGGATTCCCATTTTTATGGGCAACGTCTTTTCCGTCACCCTTTTTGACTTTGCCTGCCGCTGTCATTGTTCTTCTGGCGGCATTTCTACTGGCGCGCTTCTTCTTTTGTTCAGTCTTTGACTGATAGTTTTTGTACTCACCTTTGTAATTGCGTCTCATTTGTGGACCTTTTGAACAGGGAATACAGCTTTCATGCTGGCCCCCTTATGAGGCTTAAAGCCTCCACTTGGGTTTTTCATTAACTTGTATTTGCCAGAAGACTTCATCCAGTGAAATCCTTTAGGGGCTGTCACTGACTTCTTTTCCATTAGCAGACTCTACCTTTTGTCTTTCCCTTTGTGGCAACGCCATCAATTGGACGCTTGCGCTTCATAGCGCCGCCACCATACATAGCCGCCATTGGTTGCATTCCTTGAGCCTTCATTGACTCAGAGCCGGGTTGTGCGGCTTGAGCCATAGCTCCAGCTACAGCCTTTTTCTTTTTGCGCTGTTCATCACTAATCAATCGGCCAAGCGGGCTTACGTTGCGAAGGCCCTTACCAAGCGCCTTTCCCATCATGCCCTTGCCAGTAAGCGCTCCAGCTAGTGGGCTAACGTCCCCTCCAACAAGCATCTTTTTAGCTTTTTTATTTTTACCATATGCCATTTGCTTCTCCATATTGGCTCTTGAAATTGTCATTTCATCCAGCCCATTGCTAGGTTTGCGACAACGCCTACAGCACCGCCAATAGCCACGATTACCCAAAAAGCACCTTTCCACCTGTTGGCCTGCGCCTTTAGGTCAGAAACCTCTTCGTGTACATGACGAACCTCTGATGAGAGGGTTTTTATGCGCTCTTCTAGTCGAGCTAAAGTTACTTCTACGGGTTCACTCAAAGCTACCTCCCTGTCATTATTGACAGCTTCGTTTCTATTTTTGTTAGTCTAAGCTCTAAGTCACGAACACGCTCAATGTTTTCTTGAACCGACTGTGGAGGCTCAAAGTCGTCAATCCATGCATCATTTTCTTCAACCTCCTCAAACATCATTTCATAATTATGCTCAAGGAACGCCAATCTTTCAATAATGCCAAAGTAGGCCCACACGCTCACAGCAGTGAAAGCTATGAGAGCTAACAGATTCTTTAACGGAATGGTAAACTCGCTACCTTCATTCAGCTTAGAGGCCATTAGCACTTCCACCGTTTTCTTGCCTGCCGCAAACGACTATTGGGATTCTTAGCCGCTTTAGGAAACTTTTTCATTTGACCAGCAGAGCGCGCGCAGAAGGACTTGCGCCTCTTAGCGGCGGCGCTACCCTTCTTTACAGTTCCTGTAACGGCTGTTTTTAGCTTGCTACCGGGGTTTGCCTTACGGTATGCGGCAACACCTTTTTTGGTCATTCCCGCGCCCTTTTTAGTGGCACGAAAATTACCTGACTTCACGGAAGTCTTTATTGGCGTTTCTTTTTTTCGCGGCATTTCACCCTCCTATTTGAAGAAGAATGTGGCGCTAGTCATGTTGGTATATGTCGCGTGAATATCAGTCTCAAACAGAATACCCTCATCAGGGATATGAAGGTCGCCTGTTGAGTTAGCGTGAAAGTCCAAAGTCAAAAGAGTAGCACCAGTGGCGCCCCCGTCTCTAAGGACTATCTTTCCTGTAGACCCTGCTGAATGATAATGAATACCAGCCAAGCGTCTTCGACCACCTGTAACTGTACCAGTAGCGGTTACATAACTTGAATTTACATCAGAACCTGACATCGAAGCCCCCTATTAAACTGTGGCTACTGCACCAGTGTCTACGCGGATGTAATTAGTGCCATCAGAAAACACAAGATTGCCAGTACCATTACCAGCGCCTTCAGCCGCCTTACGGGCGTCAGAGCAGAAGATAATACGGCCTGTTGTGGTTGATGCGGCGGGAAGGTCGGCAAATGCAATGCCAGTAGATTGGAATCCATTAGTAGAAATAATTGGACCCGAAAAAGTAGTATTAGCCATGAGGAACTCCTTGTCGTGGCAAATGTCAGCCACACTATGCGGCTGTCAAGGTTCTATTACATTATACAAAAAGAAAGGGCGACCCGGAAGCCGCCCTCGCTAAAAGTTTGTACCCTAGTACGATTTACGCGCCCGGTGAGCCGTAAACGCCAAGTGGGTCTGAAACACCGAAGCTATAACGCTCACGAGCTTTGTAGCGAACATTGCCTGTGTCGAAGTCGCCATCCATAGATGTAGACATCGCTGTACGGACAAAGTGCTTCATGCCGTTTGGAACATCCGTGGTCAGGAAGAATGCATCGTTATCAGTCAAGTAGTGATTGACACGATATCCCTGTGCGATTGAACCATTTGAGCGCAATGCATTGATGTCGTTATCGGCTGTGCCGACACGCAAATCTGTCTGAAGCAGACGAGTTGCAACGAACATCAGTGCTGGTGGAACGATTAGCTTCTGTGGGCGAGCCGCAATCAACAGGCCGCGCTCGTCTACGAATGCCGCAATGTTGATGACTGCATCTTCCAATGAAGTCTCGTTAAGGTCAGCGTTAACCGCAGGACGGTTTCCGTTGTTTCCACCTTGTACAGTTGGGTGAGCCGTGCTGAACAAAGTTACACCATCGCCAGACTGGAAAGTGGTGAAACCGTTATTCAAAAGAGAAGCGGCTTTGACTTGCTTTGTGTAAGCCATAGCGCGAGCAAGAGCCTTAGTATAACGGGCTGAGAGCGCGTCATAAAGGTTATCTTCCATTGCTTCTTCGGTCACTGAGAAGCCCATTGCCACAGTTTCGTGGTTGTAACGGGCAGTGAAGGACTCCTGCGCTGAGTCGTATGAAATCGCAGAACCTTCAGGCTTAACTGGAGCGGCACCGAAGCCTGACAGTTTTACCTCTTCCTCAAAGCTACGCTCTGAGTTTTCAGTTTCATAGATTTCTGCATGTTCGTTTTCGTACTTTTCGTACTCCATGCCAAACAATGCATTAAGACCCGGAAGCAGTTCCTTCAGGAGTTGTGCGCGTGAAATTGCCATTTTTTACACTCCTTACGCTACGCCAGCGGCTGTGGTCAGCTGGTGATAGTTGAACTTACAAACCAGAATTGGGAAAGCTGTACCCTTCTCGTCACCTTGGTCACCGCCCAGATAATCAATTACCTTGATTGGGTCTGTTGCAGTTGTAGCAAGTTCTGAGATGTCCAAAGCTACGCGACTGATTTTTAGGTCAGTGTTTGGAGCTGTTTGTACCAGAGTACAATTCTTGCCGTAGATGTCACCAGTATTAGTTGGCGCACCGTCTGCCTGAATTGTAAACAGGACACTTGGGTCATCAATCACAAAAGCCATTGCATCAGATGCAACAGTTCCTGCTG